ATAGGCACTCCACTTTTATACGGACCTAAAACTATATCCTTGACTCTGCCAATTATTATTCCTGAGCCTAGATTTTTGTCAATATTATTTTCTTGAAAATCTAAAGCCATTATTTGTCTATTAATTGTTTAGCCGTGCTGTTGATAGTGTTTACCTCCTTCATCAATTGCTCTATGTCCCTTTCAGAAAGTAATTCAGAAATGGCGTCGCCTTCTTTTTGCGCTGCCTGAGAAGCTTTTTGGAATAGCGCTAATAACTTTACTAGAACCTCATCGTTCTTTAGACTAGAATCTATTAAGCCCTTAATTTGTGGCATCAATACGATAGCGTCGCCAGGACCCTCTATCATATCGGAGATCTCTTCTATTTTTGCCTTTATGTGAGAATCTTGATTATTTTGTCTAGTGTAGACTTCTTGAATAAGATCGGATATTTTTTTACCGGGGAATACCTCTTTTTCTAATTCCATAATAGCGTTTACGTATAAATATCACTGTTGTGATTTTCTATTTGGTCCCTTAAAATCTCAAGATAGTAAGTTTTTAATTTTTTTATGACTCTAGTAATAGTATTCGATTGAACGTTAGCTATTTCTTTTACGTAGATGAATAACGCTTTTTTGTTAAAAATATCTATTTTCTCCCTTTTTTTAAATATTTCTAAAATAGCGTCAGCGGCCTTTATTTCGTCTTCTTTATCGAATAGGTCCATTAGATTGTCGTCCAAGTATTTTATAAAAATTTCTACGGTATCCAATCGGTCTACGGAGTTTTCTTCCGGATATATCACTAGGCTTTCGTGAGTTGATTCGTGATTATCTACCTGCTCTATCTCTATTTTAGATACTAAACGCTTGTAATTTTTTTGATTGTATATTATCAAATACCTCTTTGCTATAGTGCCAAAATAAGAATACGCTTTTCCCTTTGATTGATCGTACAAGTGTAATTTTTGAAGCAAAAAAGAAATAACTTCGTATTTTAGATCTTCTATATTGTCTACTTCTGTGTGATAGAATTTAAACGTGTGAATGATGTTTTCAGATAATTTATAAAAAGCGTAGTGTATATCTTTATTGTAAATTTTATTTTTTTCTTCAAAACTACTAGAATTGCGATATTTTATTATCGCATTCTCCGTATCAGAAGTAAAATAATTATTCTTTGTTTTGGGTTTTCTTTTTCTTACCTCTCCCTTTTTTGTTAGACCCAAAAAATCTTCTTCTTTGATTTCCTTCATAATTTATTTTCTACCTGTGAAGTCTTGAACTCTCTTTTGTACTTGCTTGATGGTTTCAAAAAGTTGAAGCAACTCTGGATCGGATTGTACCCACATAGTCATGTCTATTTTATTTACGAGAGCATTAAATTCGTCGAGCATCACAACAGTTTCGTTAACGAAAGTCGATTGAGAAATTACGATGTCTTCAAGCTTCCTATTTTTTCTAAGTAGGTTCCAAATGACGTATGCTATTACTCCGCCTATCCACAAGGATATTGAAATGATTCCTATGATCATGGTTTAAATTTGATTTTCTATTCTAGATGCCATAAAATCGGCCTGATGTAATATATGTACTAAATTAGATTTAATTGCAGTATCTTGATTATGCGTAATAAGATAAACTTTATTTCCTTCTTCATATAAAGAGTCGTGCAATTTTATTGCTAAAAATTCGTTTTCCGATACTGCAATCCCAGCCTTCTGTAGTTCGAATAGGCTACGATCGGATATCCTCATGTGAGCTAACTTATTGTTGATTTTGTAGTGAGCACCCTGCTTCTCTACGTGCCACTGTGAATCGTTTGGAACGTACATAGCTTCGTTGTCTGATCCCAATTTTCCTAGGTCATGATTGATAGCAGAGAATACCAACTCTTCTATCGTGTAATCTTTCTTCTGACCAAATCTTTCCCACACCTTATCTGTTACTAGTGCTGCTTCAACAACCCTATTTACGTGATCCAGATACCCTCCGGGAAAACAATTGTGATGACTGATTTTAGAAGAAGCTGGAGAAGTCATTAGATTAAGATCTATGGACTCGTAAAATTTAATTAATTTTTCTGCTCTCTCTGTAGAAATATATTTTTTTATAAATCCAAAAAATTTGTCTAGATTTTCCTGTATCTGTTCTGCCGTCAATTTTTTCATAATTAATTTATTTTTTAATTAAAAATCTGCTGTTCTTCGTTATTGATTAAAATTTCTATTTCGTTAAGTTTTAACCTCATTCTTTCAAGCTGACTCCTTAAAACGTCTGGATGCTCCAGTCTAGAGATAGACGATTCTTGCCCTGAGATAATATTTGTTAATTCGTTAAACTTCCTTAGGATCAATTCTTTGTGTTTCATTTTATGGTTTTTAATTTCTCTATCATTAGTTCAAGAGAAGCGTATGGTTTTAGAATGTAATTGTTTATTTTTTTATTATATGATTTAAGATTCTCGTAAGAATCGCAAACGTAATGAAGATCCTGTCCAGCGCTAGTGTTTACTATCACCATTGGGTAGTAAAAAGTGTTTGTTACCTCTTCCAGATTATCGCAAAGTTTAGGAAATCTATCGCAATTACAGTCTTCGTACTTCCTTCTAAAACAATTCAATTCTAATTTTAATTTTGCACACTTTGTGCAATCACTCAGAGTCACTATAGTCATCTTCTTTAAATTTTTTATCCACTATTTCGATTATCTTTATCCAAATTAGCTTATCAGAAGCATTCATGGATTCAAATTCCATATCTAAATAAGCATATATGCTATTTAATTCTTCTTCTGTTATATTATCTATATTAACATTCTCTATATTCATTCCCTGTTTTCCCCCTGGGTATTTATTATCTAAGGACTAGATTAAATATAATCTATCTGAATATTCGACTAAAGAATATCTTTTATGTGAATACTATTAATCACTTAAATTTTTTATTTTTTAATAGCATCGGATTAATTATATTAGATTAATATGGAATCTTACGAATACGTATTGGGATTGTTGGAGTCTGTAATGGGCAAAGGAAAAAAGGATAGAAATACTTTTGATTACGCTTTTCACTGCCCGTTTTGCAATCACAAAAAGCCAAAATTAATTGTCAACGTAAAGACCGGTCAATACAACTGTTGGACCTGTCATCCGGCTACGAAAGGAAAGACGCCTGTTAGCCTTCTACTAAAATTGGGCGTAGAAAACGAAAGGGTTTTGGAGATGAAGGGATATTTTAAGGGAGACACTACCAAAATAAAAGAATTTAGGGACAAGAGTGTATTCCTTCCAAAAGAATTCGAATCTTTTACTAAAAATGACGGATCACTAGAGTATCGGCGCGCTGTATCTTATTTAAAAATGAGAGGCATACAGTCTTCTGACGTGTTGAAATACAATTTGGGTTATTGTAAAGCCGGAAGGTACAGAAACAAGATAATCGTTCCCTCTTACGATAAAACAGGAAAGCTAAACTATTTCGTAGCAAGATCTTACGAGAAGGATCCATTTTTAAAATACGACGCTCCTTCGATAACAAAAACGGAAATCATAGGCATGGAATATTTTATTAATTGGCAAGTTCCGGTGATACTCTGCGAAGGAGTTTTTGATGCGATAGCCATAAAAAGAAACGCAATACCATTATTCGGAAAAACAATTCCAAAGTCTCTTATGCTAAAATTGGTTGAATCCCAAGTAAAAACAGTTTATCTTGCGTTAGACAACGATGCGCTAAGGGAAGCGCTGGCGTGCTCACAGACGCTGTTAGATCACGGAAAAGAAGTGTACTTAATAGAATTGGAAGGTAAGGACCCAAGCGATCTGGGATTCGAACGCATGACAGAATTATTACAAAAAGCGAGGCCCATAACTTTTGGAGACCTTTTGTTAAGAAGGTTACAAATAGGAAAATAATATATGAAAAAAATAAAGAGCACCGTACACCTAGAAGAATTAAATAAAATTGTACACATTTCTGACGTTCACATACGGAACTTTAAAAGGCACGAAGAATACAATCGAGTTTTCGAAAATCTATATAGATACATAAAAACAAATTTTAAAGAAGACTTTTTGATAGCTCTTACTGGAGACATTGTCCACTCTAAGACAGACGTTACTCCCGAACTCGTAGAGATGGTACAAAATTTTTTGAGAAACCTTTGCTCCATAGGCAAAGTGCTAATGATTCCGGGTAACCACGACGCTAACTTAAACAATTCTCACAGGATGGATGCTTTGACTCCGATAGTCAACGCGATGAATGAACCAAATTTAATGTACGTCAAAGACACTTGCCAATTTACTATAAAAGACAAGACTTTTGTGCATTGGTCAGTGTTAGACAGCGAAGATAATTACACAAAGGCTGACAAAATAAAGGGAGCGTACAAAATAGCTCTATTTCATGGGCCTGTTAATGGCGTTCAGATAAAAGAAAACGCTCAACTGTTGGATCAAGCTCTGAATATATCGGACTTTGATGGATTCGACATAGCCCTATTAGGAGATATTCACACAAGACAATTTTTAAACGCAGAAAAAACCATAGGATACCCAGGATCACTAATTCAACAGAATCACGGAGAAACCATCGGAAAAGGCATATACGTTTGGGATTTGCAGAGTAAAAAAGCAGAGTACATAGAGATAGAAAATGATACTGCGTTTTACACAGTGCACGTAGATACGGGAATTTATGATCCCTTGCCATCTTATTTACCCAAGAATATCTATTTGAGAGTTAGATACAAAAATACTACTCAATCCACCATAAAAGACATAATATCTTCCATAAAAGAAACAAGAAACGTAATAGAAAGTTCTATACAAAAGGTAAACGATTTCTCAGAAGTAGAAAATCAAGACAGGAAATTACACAATATAGACGTTAGGGACGTATCGTACCAAAATACTATATTGGCTGATTTTATAAAGTCTAATTTCGAAAACTACGAGGAATCTACAAAGAGAATACTGGACATAAATACGAATCTCAATAAACTTCTTTTTAAATCTGATGTGCCTAGGAATTCTATGTGGATACCAAAGAGATTCGAATTCGATAACATGTTTTCTTACGGTAAAGGAAACAGCATAGACTTCTCCAACATGGAAGGAACGTACGGAATATTCGCTCCAAACGCCAGTGGGAAGTCTACGTTATTGGATTCTATAACTTACTGTATTTTCGATAAGTGCTCCAAGACAACAAAAGCCGGTCAAGTAATGAACAATCAAGCGACTAGCTTTAATTGTAAGTTGACTTTCGAACTTCACGGCAAGGAGTATTCTATAGAAAGAAAAGCCACAAAACAGAAGCTGGGAAATGTCAAGGTAAACGTAGATTTTTATTGCGTAGAGGGAGATAATAAAATTTCTTTAAACGGC